ACCAGAACCACCACCCATTTCTTTCGTCGGCATGTAAGCACCGATGACATCATAGGTATGGTTGGTGACTAGCATAGGCACATTTGCCTTACCCAGTTTCAAAGTGAGCACACGGAATGCACCTTTGATAAGTTGACTCTTAGTCATATCACGAACCTGCTTATCAGCAGCAACGTCTGCAATCTCTTTCTCAGTAGAGAGCATACCCAAAGAGTCCAAAACAAACATCAGAGGTTTGCGGTCAGCAGCATCCTGCTCCATGTACTTGTCAAGGATACGGCAAGACTGAGTTCGGAACTGTTCAATAGTTGCAACGGGCACAATCATCATACGATTGGATGCAATGCCACGATCTTCAATCATCTGCTTAGAGATAGCAGACTCAGATTCAAAATAAATTACACCTGCATCAGGATTGCTATCGAGAAAATGCTGGACAATGCCGAGACAAAAGAAAGTCTTGCCAGTAGACGACTCTCCTGCAATAGCGGTAATCTTGTTTCCAGGGACGCCACCGAAGATTGAGCCAGATACCAGAGCATTAAAGACGTAACTGCCAGTATCAATGAAACCACTGGTATCTCCCGCAGAAATACCATCGCTAACAAGTCCTGCATATTCATTACCAATCTCCTTTGCTACATCCTGTAAAAAATTCACTCGTTAACCTCCAATAATACTGTAATGTGATTAGAACGTTTCATGGCACGCTCAAACCATTGTGCGTCCTTTAAATCATCAAATACTTTTTCTTCTCGTGCAGAGAAACCAAATGCTTTTTGATATGACACAATAAACCGTGTTTTGTTCATCCGAATAGGAACTCCAGTGATGCTACTTTTTCTGCTTGCCATCCAATCGTATCCATAATAACTTTAATAGGGTCAAGGAAACTCTTTGAGAATTGTAAATCATAATCCACCTGTTTGTCAAGACCAAATTCCTTCGGGAATGTACCCAGATAACTGATTACATTCTCGTTAATTTTGTTAGGGGTCTTCAGATAGACAAACTTGATTTTCTCACCGTCTTGAATCAAAGGATACTTGTGAGTAAGTTTATTCTTCTTGTTGTAGAAGTTATACAGCAACGCGCCACGCACATGAATAGGAGTGCCTTTACTATAGATCGTTGCAGGATTGGACCATTTATTTATTCCATTACAACCTCGGGGGAATGAAATATCTTCGACTGGTAACGAAGAGAATTCATCCCTAAACTTGGCAATAAATGCTTGTGCATCTTCTTCGTCTTTGTTCATGATAACCTTCATGCACTCCTTAATAGCAATGCGACAAGCAGCAGGTGTAGACGACTTGACTGCCTCAAGACCCATGATTTTGAGTTTAGGTTTCTCATAGCGAACACCCTCGCTGTCCCAGACATTAAGGATGTATCGCTTCTTAGCAGTCCAGATACCTTTGTTGGCGATGTTCTCTCGCTTCATGAACATCTTCTGTTCATAGGCACCAACGTAATCTGCTAGTTCTTGATACGATCGTTCAATGAATGGTTCGATTCGATCTTTACAGGCTGCATCGAGGAAGTCAACGACCCTCTCTGCAGAAACATTTTGTACATCAAATACATGGCGAACAAGTAAATCAAGACAGATATAGATGCTGTCAGTATCACTGGCAATAACATAGTCGTGGTCCTCCGTTTTGAGTAGTTTGTTTAGGTAACTATTTACTTTTCCTTCGATCCAACGAATTGAGACTTGACCCGAGAGAGTGATTGCCTCAGCATTTGCCAGATTGTAGTATCGGAAGTATTGGTTTCCGATGGCACCATAGGCAGAGTTGAGTTGGATTTTTCTTGCCATCTGGATATTGTTGAACTTGGAGATATCTTTTTGAAGTGCCACGGTCTCTGCAGATGTCTTGGCATGTTCCAAGGACTGCTTAGCGGCAAGCATCCTTTTTTTATAAATGGTTCGTTCATCGTAAATCTTCTGCATCATTTCTGGAAGGAAACCATGAATGTCTTTACGATACTGAGCACCGTTAGCACATACACAATAGTCTCCTTTGATATCTAGCGACTCACCAAGAATCTTGTCAACTGTAGCCGATGGGTGCCTGGCATCGACCAGGGTCTCTGGCGAAATATTGTACTGCATAATAAGATGGGGATAAAGACTATTAAGGTCAAAAGACACAACCCAATCATACTTTCCAGGAATCGGTTCCTTGACGTATGCTCCTGCATACTTCTCATCCTTCTTCGCTCCTTTGCGTGGGGGAACTACAACATTGCGATCTGTAAGATAGTTATAAATCATGGTGTCCCACATACGGACCTGACTATACACATCTTCAAAGTTCACCTTGGCATCGTAACTCATCGTGATGGCAAGTTCAAGTAATTTCATTTTATCTTCCAATCTGTCGATTAGTTCAACGTCTTGGATGTTGTATTCCATAAACTTCTGCCAGTCTCGGGTATAGAAGTCTTTGAAGTTTTCGTATTCAGAGTGATCAACTTTTCGCTGGCCAAGTTCGACGAAAGCGATATGGTCAAGTCGGTAAGATTCTTGATTGCTGTATGTAAACTTGCGATATAAATCCAGATAGTCAAGAATATTGATACCAGAGATATCGTAAGCATAATTTTTACGCCCTTGGACATAGACCTCCCTCTCATTTGCACGGTTCCATGGAGACAAACTCTTCATCCATTTTTCACCCAGTACCCGATTGACACGACGAGCAATATATGGAACGTCATACAGATTTACGTTCCAACCCGTCAGAATATCTGGAGTGTTTTCAGTCCACCAACCAATAAAATGGTTTAGCATCTCATTCTCAGTCCAGAAGATATTAGTCTCCACTCCTTCTGGTGCCTCAAACTCACGAGTTGCCCAACAGTAATACTGCTTAGTCACCATATCCTTAATGGTGATAGACAACATCTCTTCTGCAGCTTCTTCTACGTTTGGGAATCCATTCTCGCACTGGACCTCAATGTCCATTGCGTAAATTTTCATCTTATTAATATCATACTCAACATCACCAGGAAACTCCTGACGAATAAACTGATATACAAACCGTTCATACCCATGAACTTCAAATCCCTCAACACCTTCGTACTGTTGAATAAATTCTCGTGCCTCTTTAGCAGAATCAAACTTAACTGGACTTACGTTTTTGCCGTCCAGAGTTTTGAACTTTTCTCGATTCTTTGAGAGTACATATAAGGTGGGACAAAAATGGGTACGAGATTGGACTGGTTGCCCATTCTCATACCCACGATAAAGTATTGTGTTACCAGCGAGTTGTACGTTGGTATAGAAATGACTCATGCTGCCTTGTACGCTTCCAGGATTTTTTCTGATGGATCCACTATAGTCAAAATAACCTCGGATGTCAAGAACAAATCACGTTGTGCAGCATAAAGAGGGAACGGTTTCAATGCTCCATCTTCACGCACCTCCATACACTTCTCAATCAGTAGACTTGGTTCTTCATCTAGTTCAGTTACTGAACCAATCAAAACTTCACTCCTCTCCCTCAGGAGGATTAGCTTCACGTTCTCCATTCATCTTTGCCTCAATTAGTTTAGTGTATTGTTCGATAACGCTGTCATGCGTTTCATATGCTGCAGTGACCTCATCAAGTTTTAAAAAGATGTGATCGTGCTTACACAATGGCAACCATTGCTCCATAGCAACTTCTGGGTCAGAAAGTTTTTGGATTTCACCATCAACTTCCGCTTCCATTCCGCCATTAATCCAAATAGTAAAAGGAAATCTAAGTTGATATGCGACTGGTTGCTTATCTTCTTCCTTTTCTGCGTTAGATGTCACCTCATAGATATCGGAGATGACATCTTCACCGCTTTTTAGTCTTACGATTCTTACGCTCATAGTTTCTCCTTTCAATTTCTAGTACTGCTTCCTTAATAATGTCCTTAAGGATTTTGGATTCATCGATATTCTTTTGTTCTGCGATAGGTCTAACATAACGCAGAAGTTCCTCACTATAAGATGCAGGAACCTCAACTGTCAAGAGGTCAGACTCACCGTCGTAGTTATTCGGTTTTAGGTTTACATATACGTTCATGTTACCATGCCCACGATACAAATGAGTAGCGAGTGCCCTTTGTCACTCTTTTGACTTCATGAGGATATATGAAGACAGAAGGAAATACAATAACGTGTCCCTTTTCTAGTTCCATATCTTCGCCACAGAGAAAGAACTCTCCACCTTCAAAATCATCATTCAACAACCCAACAACTGTACAGATAGGAATGCCCCTACGTTCACCATCAAATAAATCTTTGATATGATCGTTGTGAGGGCGCAGATATGCTCCCTCTGCATACTTACTCAGTCTTGCATACGTATGGTCAACTAATCCAATGTCAAAGTTTCTAGAATAATCTGCAAAGACTTTACCACAAATATCAAAGATAGTTTGATTTTCTGGAAAAAGAATCTCAGTATTATCATCTTCAGTATGATGGGTTTCTCCATCATTATGTCCCCATCGATGGTCTTCCCAATCGACAGAAGCATATTCCTTGACTAAAGAATCACAAAGCGCATCATCTTCAATGTCATATAAACGTACATAATCTAAAAAATTCATAACGCCCCCATACAAAAAGAGACCCCGTAAGGTCTCTTTGGTTGTATACTATGTATCAATAATCGTCAAGGTAACTTTGACAAGTATCGGGATTCTTTTTACAGAATCCTCTGACATAAGAATCAGCATCTTGTTCCATAGTGTAGTGGGCGTGGTTGTGTGCCAATCCTATAATGATAAGAAACCCAACCAACAGACCATTAAACAGAGTCACTGGGTGACTCAGAACTTTCAGGAACTTCACCAAGAATATCATAGACTTTAAGTTGCTGGTGCTCAGGGATGATTCTCCTCAATTCTACCACAAGCAATCCATTGTTAAAAGTGACTGTGCCGATTTCGACATCATCTGACAAGTTGAAACCTCTAGCGAAGGTGCGAGTAGAAATACCCCTGTGCAT